CCAATCACTATTATACGAACAAATGAACGAATTGCTCTTTTCTTCTGCATCTTTTTACGTTTAGCCATAGCCATTCGTTTACCCATCATCTTGTGTTCATCGCTACGATTCATTCGTTTCATTTTACCACTACCATTTTTATTATGGTCTCTTTGATGAGCTGATTTGGATTTACTCCACTCCGCATCTTGTACAATACGAACTACTTTTTTACCAACTGTTTCTTTAGCTTCAGCTTCTTGTGCCATTAAAGGTAAAGATAAAGCTAATAATATAATTAATTTTTTCATATCCATTCTCCTGTGTCTAACATAAAATCAAAGATAAACACTCCTACTAAATAAATAGTATTGAAGATACGTTCATTACGTATCTTTTTACGATTTATTTCTTTGTGTAGGTTCTCTATGAATTTTTCTGTGTCTATCATACTATATTAGACTCCTTAAACTAATAAAAGTTAAATTATTCAACGTTTCTTCTTTTCTTGTAATATTTTATTATACTCTTTTTTTATTTTTCTTTTATTAACTTTACCAAACGCACTTATTCTACCTAAGTCTAATGCGTTATCTACCCATTCCTTATCCATGTCTTTTCTATAGTTCGGGACTGATTTACTTTTCCACATGGATTTCAATCCTTCTTTCATATAATATATCCAATTCTTTTTTTTATTTACCATAAACTAACCTTCTTCCCTCTATCTAGTGCATCAATCATATCCTTACTTTCTCGTAAGGTAACTTGTTGATTGAAATGTGTTTTCATTGATTCTCTATAAAGTTTAATAGCATTTATTTTACTACCCTGATCTAAATATTCCTGTATATGTTCTTCCACGTCTAATAACTCCATGTTATCGTCACCCCCCTTAATCTTATTTCTTATAACCCAATATCTATTAGCCTTCTTCATTAGACGAATTATAGCCTTTCGTTCTGAATCTTGATCTATAGTAATACTTTTATTACTTAAATCTCTAATGTGTTGAATTTCTTCCAATACATCAATTGCATGATTATGAAACAACATTTTATCATTTGGTATATCAGGTGTAGTTTCACTAATCAGATCTGATAGCATTTCTAATCGTTCTATAATTTTATCTTTATTCATTTACTTTTTATTTTTTCATATTCATCTATTAGATTTGGATATTTCTTGTGAAATTTATTTAATACTTTTACAGATAAAACATCCTTCCATTCTCCCGGACGACCACTACGATAATGATCAGAATTAAAAGGAGGAGTTTTTACTTTTCCTGATTTAAGATTTTCTAATGTATATTTATCAACAACCTTTTTTATATTTTTATTTGTAGCTTTTATATCCCACACATTTAAAATATTATTAACTAGCTGATATGGATTATATACAACATCTTCAAACATAAAGAAAGTTACTTTACTTTTATACAGATGTTTTAAATTATTAAATTGGTAAGCTAAAAAATCAATTGTAGAAAGTAATCCGTCTTCTTTATTTAATTTAAGTAACACACTTCGTTGTACAGGAAGGTCTTTCCATAATCCTTCAATTACTGGATGGCTTTCCTTATGTGAGTAATATGCAGATACTATTATATCTCTAGGGTCTCTAATGACAGTAACAGTATTGGAAATAGGTGGAAATAAACTTTTAAACTTTTCATCTTTTACATTTATATTTTCCCATATCCCAACACCTGGAAACTTAGGATCAGTTACAATTTTTTCATTTAGTAATATTCTATTTACGTTTTCAGGTTCTCTATTGCCCATATAAAGAAATTCATTCTTAATTCCAGCTAACTGCCTGAAAACATTTAGAGTCCATTGAGAAGCACACTTATGATAAAGTAATAAAACATTCATACTAAAATTTGAATTTTTTATCGTCTATTATGTCAGGTTTATAAAATCTGGTGGTGATTGGATCAGGCTGGGTTTCCATATATGTTGCATGACATTCCTGATCACAATAATATTTAATTTCAACTTCCTTATTCCCTTTTAGATCAATCCTATCTGTCTTTGTAGCATTTTTACTATATATAGGTATCTTATCCCATAATGGTATTGAAGGTACTATTGTATATGTATATGGATCAGTTTTCATCTTACCACATTGTTTACATTTTCTTCTAATTATTTTCCTAGGTTTAATTGGTTCTGCTTTTTTTCTAAACACGTTTTGATTCCTTTATTATATTATTCTTTTGTTTGTTCTATATAACATTTCCCATTCATGATGCTTGTAACAATATGAATGCTGTATGTTATCTGATGTAATTAATTTTGGATAAAAACTATCATACATATGTAGTATAATGGTTGAGTCTGAAAAAGATTTATAATCGTCGTGTGGTGTCAATATAATATCACCTTTATATTCGTATGTATGATATAATACGTTTTGCGGTAACATCATTATATGTATTGAATCTGTATAATTGCAATTATTAAATGACATCAACATAGTGAATATTATATTTAAAATTTGATTCACGCCTCACCTTGTTCCTTTACCATTTTAATTACTTTATCTCCCCCTTGTAATTTCATTGATTCATCTGCTAACTTCTGATATTTCTTTTGGGATAACTCGTTTATTAAAAACTTTACAGACTCTTTAGTTTTGTCGTCCATTTTATCCCATATTTTTTTGAATTTCTTATTCATATATTATAATAGATCCTGTATTAGTTGGGTGTTCTTTATATTTAAATTCTTGATTGTTTGATGCCTGATAAACTAATTGTTTCATTCGTTTAGAGTTACCTGTAATGACTGTTAATGGAAAATTAAATTTATTGTATTCCGTTATGAGCCAAGATTCTAAATTGGTTTCTACATTTGAATGTCTAATACCGTGTAGATCTAATATATTCTCGGTAATCATATTTTTAAATTAGAATATTTTTTAAGCTTTTCCAATTTTACTCTTTCTCTTTCTTCTACTTCATCCCATTTAATAAGCTTAAACTTTTGTAGTAATTCTATCATACAGAGAACATCACCTACTTCCTCTGTAAGTTTCTTTAATGTTTCTTCTGATACATCTCCCTTTGGTGCACGACACCTTAAAAGTTTAGAGCACTGTTGTATTAACTCTCCACATTCTTCCATAGTGATAGTTAATAATTCTTGTATGTTATCCATAGCGTAGTATGGGTCTAGTTTATCCATTATCTGTTATTTCCATTCAAGCTTGAGCTAATTGTATATTGGGATTATCTAATCTAAATTCCCAGTAGAATAAAATTAAATCAGCTAATTTGTTTAAATATTTTTCGTCTAATTTTTTAGTTGTATGCATAAAATCAATTATAATTGGGTGTGTGATCATCTATGATTCTCCACCATCAGAATCTAAACATAATACACAAGGACATACTTTATCTGAATACTCATCTACATTACCGTACCAATCGTCGTAGGTATCTATATAGTCGTCTAATGATACAACATCAGAAGCCCCACCATAAGTATATAACCATTTCTGAAAGAAATGCTCTAATTGTTTATCTGTATATTGTTTAACATTCATAACTTACAATACTAATCCAGAACCTTCCCACCAAACTTTTCCACCAAAACTATAATCATAAGTTAATGCATCATGACATACTATATTTTTATCCAATATATCTAATATCTCTTGTGTGGGATTTGGTCCCGCTAATCTTTCTTTACATAACTTAACATTATCTTCCATCAATTCTACTCCGTATGTGGTGGATAATGCCTGTTCTAATGTACAATTACTTCTTTCCATTTTTCTTATTACTACTTCTGAAAGGAATTGGCCATCTCCACAAGATGGTTCTAAAAATGTTTTATTTGAATTTAAAAATAACTCCGGATCTTCTTTTTCAAGTATATCTAATTTTTCTTGTATATCTTTAGTAGGTGTAAATACTTCTGAAGTTTCTTTAACTCTAAGTTTATCTCGTTCAATTCCACTCATATAACTAAAATGACGACTATGTTTAATAAACTCCTTTATCATTATATAAATTCTCTCCAAAAATCCTTTTTAAATAATGATATAACTTTATAATTAATCTGATTTTGAGTAACTGCACAAGACATCATTAAACTTCTAAACTCTTCTGAATCAAAAGCCTTCTTAATAAGTGGTAAATTTTCTGGTGTATCGACAATAGCATATGAATATTGTGTTAATCCATATTTACCAGTATCGTCTACATAACTACCAATTGAAGTAATTCGCCCATTACTCCAAATGAGTTTTGGGATTCCAAAATGTCCCTTTTTAATACTCGAATACCAAGGTCTATTCTCTCCATTACCATTTGTAAGAATACCTTCATTGTTTATCGTATAACTACAAGGATATTCAGATACATTTTCTCGCGACATATGGGGTTTATCTGTTCCGTACATAGAACGATCATATGAGACTTCAACCCGTTCTTCATTTCCACTTGCTAACTGAGAATTATATTTTTCATAATCATAATTTGGTAAAAATTCTAAGTTAGTAGTATAAATATGAGCAACACTACCATCTTGAAATTTAATTTCTGTTTTAAGATTTTTGGTTTTACTATTTTTCCATAATGCCCAATCAAATCGTGTCTCTTTTCCAAAGGTATCAAGTCCACCACTTTCATCATACATTTCAAGATATAGTAAATCCATCTCCTTAAATATCTTTCGTTGAATATCTTTCTGATTTCCATCTACATTTCTCCAACCCGATGGTGCTATTCTTAAAACATATTTAGTATTTATTTTATTTTTATCTAAAACTAATCTATCAAATTTATCCCCTATATTTTGTTGTTTTTATTTCCAAATGGCCAGTTACCAAGTGTTACATCAAATCCTTTCATAAGAATCTCCTTAAATTTTTGAGATGGATTAAATACATCTTCATTAAAAATATTTTCTTCTGGAATACCCAACTTGTATTCTTTATTGATTTTTTTAAAAAATTCTACCCATGTAGGATCTATATCATTATAATAAATATTCTTTGGAAGTATGTTAAAATTATATTTTTTAGCTAAAATTAAAATTGCAATTAAAAATGATCCACGCCCGGCACATATATCACCGAATGTTGTATTCTCAAAATCAACTCCATCATCCACCATTACATTTAATAACTTTTCAATAATAGTTTTGACAAAATTAATTGGTTCTGCAACAAAATTTGTTCTAGAATCTGCTACCCGAATGTAACAAAAAGATTCTAATAAATCTTCTACTAAACCCGTTTCCAATATATCAAGAAAGTGTGTTCTAACTTTTGCTAAACTTCTATTTACAGAAAAAGAACTTACACAATCTTTATCTATCGCGTCTTGTATTTCTGAAAAGGATAATGATGTACCACATACTTCTTCTAATGTCTTATCTATACCATTAAAAGATATTGTAGGATTTTTTAGTATACTATCTAATGTATATAAATCAGTATGTATTACTGCATATGATAATTTTCCTATACTTTCCGACAAACTTTTTCTATACTCATTATTCCATTTACTTATTTCATTCTTATTTAATTTTTTCTTACGTACAATTTTATTTTTTCCTTGAGATGCTATTGTATTAGAAAGTTTTTGACTAGCACTTCTCGACACTTTTCCGGCGTTTATTACTCCTACTAAATCTATAGGACATTCTGCGTTAGGATTTATATGTCGGTAACTAAATAATCCTCTGGTACCAATAGGATCATTATCATTAATATGTTTTACTATGTCTGGTACTTCAGCCTTTTCCCACCTTTCACTTCCCTCTAACCAATAAGTTGCAACTTTTGATACTTTCTGTGCTGTTTCTATAGTAGTACCTGGATTATCAGATATTGCTTCAATTGGATCTATTGTAATAGCAAATGCGGTATTAGGATTATCAAAAAATATATAAACATCTGTCTTACCCAATAATTTTCTAACAAATCTACCACATCCTTGATTAGCTCTAACTACACTATTTATGTTAAGACTAAACCATCCCCAGTTAATATGTTTATTGTTTTTACCAGTCATATCTTTATCGTGTGTAATATACACACAATCTTCATCGGTATTATTACAAAAGTTCAAAAAATCATCATATGCAGTTCTGGATTCATGTGCTGAAAAAACTTTAATACCGACTTCTTCTTTGATAATTTTCTTGAGATGAAAACCTTTTTCTTTAATGTTACCTGACTCTATACATACAATACCTACCTTCCTTGAATACTTTGCAAGTCCACTGCCTGTTCCCCAAAAACACCTTGAACTACCAGCGTAAACACCAACCCCAAAACGAATTTTAATCAATTCTCTGACTGCTGTTTCGTGAGTAAACAACTTATTTACTGTATCCCAACTCCATTGTTTCTTTAATGTATGTAATTCATCATCTTCTAAGTTTAAGATTCTAGCAACTTCTAATTGTGCACCTTCGAAATCATTTATCATAATATTTCTCCAAGGAACATCTATAAAATCAGGATCACCTTCTTTTTTAGCTATATAAACATCATTCATCAAAAACAAATGTCTATTTTCTTCTGTAAATTCAGAATACTCTAATACAAATTGTTCAGGAGTACCAGTCATATAAACTGCCAATCCCCATGTAAGATATTTCTCTACATTCGTAGCAAACTTACTAAATTCACCTTGATTAGTATGAACTTCATCCTTACCATACACACCATACTTAAACTGTTCAAGAATATCCTTATACTTTTCACCTTCTTCACCTCTGGCATCTTGAACACCCAATGAAATAACATGATTGTTATCTGGTAAATTATGTATATCTTTAATCTGACTAAATGGTCTTACCCGTTCTTTCAACAAATACACCAAATCTTTATAGTGTTTATCTGGAACCCACACAATAATATTTTGAAAAGGTTTCCCATCTCTTACATCTCTACACAAATCTTTTCTGGTATCTGGCATTGAAGTAACACACAAATGTACATTGTGTTTTGTAAGTTTCATCCACAACTGACACCCAAACAGAAAGTCTGCTGTTTTTCCCACTCCTGTTGCAACTCCATACAAATATTTCGCCATTGGAAATATTACTGGTCTAGTAACTTTTATAATTTTTCTAATATGTTTGAGTAAAAACTTTGTAGTTTTCTCTCTTGGTTCAAAAATTCTTGGATTCGATATCCCAAATAAATATTCGTTTACCAATTCAAAAGCATCTTTTATAGTCTTTCCTGGAGGTAACTTATGAACTTCTGTACCCTGTGGGCGATTAATAGAATACCCACCAGTAGTTAATACTTTTCTGAGAATAGTATTTTCTACGGTTGTTTGAATACTTTTATGTAATTCTTGTGAACTTCTCTTTTTGCCTTTATTATTAATTTTATTTTTCTCAAATAAAATATAATTATCTTCAACCCAATCTGTTACTTCAATTGGCCACAATGTAATATTTTGCCAGTCAAAAGTTTTCTTATTTCCTTGTTTAAGTCGCCTTCTGCAAATTTGGTCGTCTGTTAAATTCTTGTTATTTTTTAAATCAAGTTTGTATTCACCCGCAGACTCAAAAACAAAATGTCCGTCTTGATTTTCCCAAAAGAACACAAATTTTCTTTGTACTCTTTTCGATACTGATGGTATATTATATTTCGTCATAACTTTTTTCATAGTCTTTTTAATTTTCTTCTCTCGGTATTTTCTTACCTGACTACTTTTAAATAATTGAGATTCTATGGCCTTTATTTTAACAGGATCCATTTTATCAGGATATTCTGCAAAACTTTCAATTGTAAGTTCTTTTATTAATTCATTCATAACTTTTTATTCCTCATTTGTTGCCTTAATATACTACGAAAAATCGTAAAAGTCAAGCTTTATTTTTTATTTTTAAATTATCCTTTGGAACAAACCATATTCGACCCATAGTATCTTTTACGCGAAGATGGCCTTTCAAAGTAGAATTACCATCTTCTTTAACTAACTCATTCTTATATAGAATACCGTTAGAAGTTGGGTAATCTTTTATAACCTTATACTTATTCATTTATATTA